ATGAGGTGAAGCGCGTGAGTATTCTCCTGAGCAAAACCCGTGAAGAGAACGCTGAGAAGTTTGTCACGAAGAATGACATGCACGCTGATATAAATCGTGTCTTGACCAGACTGGACAGACTTGAGAGCAAAATCGATGACTTCATGAAGGAGCAGCGAAGTGCCCTCGGTTAGTAAGAAACAACACAATTTCATGGCGGCTGTGGCCAATAGTCCAAAGTTCGCTAAGAAAGTAGGAGTCCCGCAGTCTGTGGGTAAAGAGTTTACAACTGCGGATAAAGACCGCAAATTTTCAAAAGGTGGATCTACCATGGCTACAAAGAACAACGGTATTACCAAAGCTAAAATGGGCACAGTTCGTACTGCTGCTCCTAGCAAAGATGGTGTTGCTTCCAAAGGCAAGACCAAAGGCACTATGATCTCCATGAAGGGCAGCAAGCCTTTGGGCATGAAGACTGGTGGCATGACCAAGAAAATGAACTACGGCGGCAAATGCTGATCTAAGGAGGCCTTATGGCTACTAGCGAATTTGGTAAAGCGTTCCGTGCGGCCCGTGCTTCGGGCGACAAAACTTTTACTTTCAACGGTAAAAAGTACACGACAGAACTTGCTGAAGACAAACGCAAGAAAGAAATGTCTGCGGCCAAAGACAAAGCTATGCAGGACGAAAATAATCCTGCCGGTTATACAGGGCAGGACGATCGCGGTAGCTTTGACATGAGCAAGTACAAGCCTCGTCGTGAGCCCGGTGCTTTGAGCGACGTTACAAAGCCCGGCACAAGAACCAACTACGAGAACGCAGACGCTACGTCTGAAACGTTCAAGCGTGGCGGTAAAGTCAAAAAGATGGCTTCCGGCGGGTCTGCTTCTAGCCGCGCTGATGGTTGCTGTACCAAAGGCAAGACCCGCGGAAAGATGGTGTAATCATGATGGCGAGTCGCGGTATGGGGGCCATGGCCCCTTCTAAAATGCCCACGGGCAAGCGCAAGGCTCGCCGTGATGACACCGACTTTACTCAATATAAAGACGGTGGGAAGGTTAATGCTGCTGGCAATTACACAAAGCCCGGTCTTCGCAAGAAGATTGTGTCTCAAGTAAAAGCCGCAGCAACCCATGGCACTGGCGCAGGTCAGTGGTCAGCGCGTAAAGCGCAACTTGTTGCAAAGAAATACAAAGCAGCTGGAGGTGGTTATCGTGATTGAATACGCAGGACATATGGGCGATTGCGCCGTTAGAGAAGATGGCCCATGCACTTGTGGCACGGACGAAATTCTTGAAGAGCTGGTACTTGAAGAGGCCGGTTTAACCGCTGATGACTTTGAATGAAAGCGCCACAGAAATCCTTAAAGGATTGGGGCGACCAGAAATGGAGAACCAAGAGTGGTAAACCGTCTAGTAAAACTGGTGAGCGATACCTTCCAGAAGCTGCGATCAAATCTCTCAGCCCTGCGGAATACGCTGCGACTACCAAAGCCAAAAGAGCCGGAAAAAAAGCCGGAAAACAATTCGTAGCGCAACCTAAAAAGATTGCAAAGAAAACGGCAGGATTTAGATGACTACTTCAGGACTCACCTCGTTTAACCTCGACCTCAATGATATGGTCGAGGAGGCTTTTGAACGGGCGGGTTCTGAGTTGCGTACGGGCTATGACTTGCGCACAGCACGTCGCTCGTTGAATCTGTTGTTTGCTGACTGGGCAAACCGTGGCGTGAACATGTGGACGTTCGAGCAGAATACCATCACGCTTGTGACTGGCCAGCCAACTTATGCGCTTCCTGACGATACGGTTGACCTGCTTGACCATGTCATCAGGACTAATGCCAACGTAGCCACAAATCAGGCCGACCTGACGATTACGCGGATCAGCATGCCCACGTATGCCACCATCCCAAATAAATTGACTCAGGGCCGTCCTATTCAAGTTTGGATACAGCGTTTGAGTGGTAACTCAAACCTATTGACAGGAACTGTGCAAGCCAACATCTCGGCCACAGCTACAACGATTCCAGTCACATCGCTTGTGGGCATTCCCACAGCAGGCTTTATTCAGATTGGCTCTGAACTAATTGGCTACAACGAAACAAGCCCCGCAGATGGCGCTACGCCTGCCTACCTCTACAACTGCACACGCGGTCAGGATGGGACAACAGCCGCAGCCCACAGCACTGGCGCAGCCATGAGCTTGGTTCAGAAGAACAGCATCACTGTGTGGCCAACACCAAACCCCGGACAGACATACCAGTTTGTGTACTGGCGCATGCGGCGTATTCAAGACGCTGGTGGCGGTACTAAGACGATGGACGTGCCGTTCCGTTTTGTGCCCTGCTTGGCCGCTGGCTTGGCGTACTACATTGCACTGAAAGTCCCAGAGGGCTTACAGCGTTTGGAAGTTTTGAAGCAGCAGTATGACGAAGCTTGGGAACGCGCCGCAGGCGAAGACCAAGAGAAGGCGGCTGTGCGCTTTGTTCCCCGTCAGATGTTCATTGGGGGCGGTACGTAAATGGGCAATCGGTTTGCGTCCGGCAAGAATGCGATCTCGGAGTGTGATCGCTGCGGCTTTCAGTTTAAGCTGACGGAGCTACGCAAAGAAATTATCAAGACCAAGAACTACAATCTCTTGGTCTGTCGGACATGTTGGGATCCAGATCAGCCGCAGTTGCAGTTGGGTATGTACCCAGTGGATGATCCACAAGGCTTGCGCGATCCACGTCCTGACACAACGTACTACCAAGGCGGTACAACGGGTTTGCAGATCTCAAACACTGGCAGTACGTCGGTTGATGCGGTCGGTTTTCCTTCTGGTGGTAGTAGGGTGTATCAGTGGGGCTGGAACCCTGTTGGTGGGGCAAGCAGTTTTGATGATGCTTTGACGTTAAATTACTTGGTAGTTAACGTAGAAGTTGGTACAGTAACGGTTGAAACGACATAAGGAGTCGAACATGGACAAGAAAGATTTAGCCCAAGACAAGAAGATGATTAAGGCCGCTGTTGGCAAGCATGAGAAACACATGCACCCCGGCAAAACGCCTACTAAGCTCAAAGCTGGCGGCAAGACCAACAGCGATATGCTCAAGTATGGCCGCAACATGGCCAAGATCATGAACCAGCGCTCTGTTGGTCGTGGAGGCTAATCATGGCTACATACAAACAAGCTAAAAAAGTTGCCAACGTTGTCGTTGGCGAGATGCCCGTTAAGGAAGCGCTGAAGGCAAACATGGGTGTTGCTAACGAGCGCAGCAATCCTTACCCCGGCACTAAAACTTCTGGCATCAAGATTCGTGGCACAGGTGCTGCGACTAAAGGTGTGATGGCTCGCGGCCCAATGGCTTGAGGTTTAAATGGACTACACTGCACTCAGCAACGCTATTCAGGCGTACACGGAAAACACCGAAGCGGATTTTGTCGCTGAGATACCCGTGTTTGTCACGCAGGCTGAGCAGCGTATTTACAACTCAGTCCAGTTCCCCTCGATTCGCAAGAACGTGTATGGCCAAGTAACGGCAAACAACAAGTATTTGCAGTGCCCAACAGACTTCTTGGCTGTGTATTCTTTGGCAATTGTCACAGATGTCACAGGCGGGGACATGAACACCGGTACGTACGAGTACTTGTTGAACAAAGACGTCAACTTTATCCGTCAGGCGTACCCCACCCCCGATGACACGGGCGTTCCAAGGCACTACGCTCTGTTTGGCCCACGTTCAGATAACGCTGACGAGTTGACATTTATTCTTGGCCCAACGCCTGATTCAGCTTACTACACCGAGTTGCATTACTATTTTTATCCAGAGTCCATCACAGTGGCTGCGGATGGACGTACGTGGCTTGGCGATAACTTTGACTCTGTGCTTTTGTACGGCTCGTTGGTTGAGGCATACACCTACATGAAGGGTGAGCAAGACATGATGACGTTGTACAACCAGAAGTTCATGGAAGCATTAGCGTTGGCTAAACGTCTGGGCGATGGTATGGAGCGTCAAGACGCTTATCGTTCTGGCCAGTTCCGTCAGAGAGTGACCTGATATGTCGTTGACCCAAGGCGCAACCAATTCATTCAAAGTAGGCCTCGCGTCAGGCGATTTTGCGTTTGACTCGTTGTTGGATACTTCTTACAAGATTGCGCTGTACACAGGCAACGCAAACCTCGGCCCCGACACAACCGCCTACACAACTACTGGCGAAGCCTCTGGCGGAAGCTACGTAGCCGGTGGTGCAACGCTCACAATCACGCAAGTACCAACGTTAGGCAACCAGACAGGATCAACGGCTGCGGCTTATTGGTCGTTTGCCAACGTGACTTGGACAGGCGCTATTACTGCGCGTGGTGCTTTGATTTATAAAGACTTAGGTGGAGGCAGCACAGCTTCCGTTTGTGTGTTGGACTTTGGGTCTGATAAAACATCCGTTAACACCTTTGTGGTTCAGTTCCCCTCATCTACATACAGTACCGCGATTCTTCGCATTGCATAAGGAGTCAACATGA